TTAATGATCTTTACCTTAACTCTGTGACCGATAGTCTGCTTCTCTTCATCAGTGCCTTCATTGATTTGACCAATATTCTCAAGTCTGATTCTAAGCGTAGCGAGAAACTTTACCTTCTCTCCACCATATGTTTCCCAGGGGTCTCCAAACTTGACATTCATTTTGCGGTATAGATGGTTCGTAATTACGAACCCAATACGTTTCTTGCTAATTTTACCAATAATACGTTGTAGATTTTGACCAACAACCTTCGCTGCTGATGCATAGAACTTATCATCAGCCTCAGCCTGTTCTTGTTCTTTGGTAGGAGTGCCACCAAGAGAATCCCAACCAATGCAAATGAGCCTGTCATCCCCAGCTGCTCGTATGAGATCTACTAGAGTCTCAACCTTGGTGAACACCTCCTCAATATTCGCAGCAGGAACAATAATCAAACGAGATAAATCTACCCCCAACTGTTCCCAATACGCTAGATCTAAGGCTTCTTCCGTATCTGAGACAGCAGCAATGCCACCTGTTGCTTGAGTTTCAGCAACAATGTGTCCTAAAAATGAGGTCTTCCCTGTACTGTTCAAACCTGATATTTCTGTCATACGTCCAAATGGAATCAGAGGTCGTGGCATTGGTAATCCACCAGCAATTGCAGAATCAATCAAAAAGTTCCTGGTAGAAACCCAATGCTCTACTTTACAAAGCACTGTTTCTGCTGTGGGGGTAAGAGCAGAGCCAGCCCCAAACTTATCCTCCATCTTCCGTACAATGCCAGCAATGAAATCTGCATCTTTACTAGATTCAGATTTTTTCTTTTGAATCTGAACCTCAATCTTCTCATCCTCTTTTGTGGTTTTGGCAATATCAGCAAGTGTCTTGAATTGATCAACGAGATCTTTGGTGTTCTTGGATTGAGTTGGGAACACTGGTTTGACAGCTGCTTGTCTTGCCATTTTATCCTCTTGAGGTAGAAAAAGAGAGGGCACCCTGGTCAAACAGAGTGATTCTCCTGGCCCGAAGATTCACCCTAGGAAGGAACCAGAGTGCCCTCAATCTAGAATCAACAGTGTTACTTCTTGGCCTTCTTCTTGGCCTTGGGCTTGGTGGCACCCTTCATGCCATCCATCTCCTCGAGAAGTGCTGTCAACTTCTCACGAGCATTGCGACGCAGCTCCCGAATCTGCTTCACCTGGTTTCGCAACTCAACGTACTTCTCTGCGTCCTCCTCTGTGATGCCTGCAGGCAGCCGTCCCCGCCCCATACCAGTTCCAGGAAGCTCCTTGCCCTCTGCTACCCTCTTGAGCATCCTCTTGTGGTAGGCTGCTGCCAGAGCATTGATTCGCTCTTGTGTCTCCTCATCCACCTCAACGCCCTCTTCCTCGTTCTCGTCAACGTCGACCTTCTTGGCACTCATCTCTTCTCCTTTTACTTCTCCCCGACTGCCGCTTTCATCTGGGCAATCAGGTCATCAGCTCCCCCAACAGCTTTCCCTGTTGCTGGAGACTTGGTTGCCACTGCATGTTTTCCAGCAGCAGCGGGTTTGGGTGCCGCTTGCCTCTTTGGCTTTGGCGGCTCATCCACGATTCCACACTTGGTTTTGCACTCAGCAAACAACTGACAGTCTGTATTGCAGACTGAATCCTTTGGGTCGCACTCTGCACCGTAGCAGGGTGGGTATTGTACAGCTGCAGCCTCTTCCAGCTCATCTTCAGGAACTTCCCCTTCACCGTTGCTGCCGTCATCCTCTTCAACAGCTTCAGCCTCTTCCTCTTCAGCAACGACCTCTTCGACAGCTTCCTCAGCGGCAGAAGTGCTCGCCGCTAGAGCCTTCACCTCACCAGGATCAAGACCTTCCAGAATAGCCAACATCTCTGCTGGCTCCCTGAACGGCATGATCTTGTCAAGGTCTTGCAGCTTTGGTTCGCCCTTCACAGGTGCTTTTGTCTGTTTGGTGTCTAGAATCACTCGATAGTCAGTTTTGAGACCCTGACCTTCACGAGTGATGATGACGGTGTGACCAGCATCCAGGTCAGTAAAGTCAATCTCCTCAGTGTAGAAATCAAGGAGTTGCTTCAAGATTGTTGGTCCATAACTGAACTCTTGAACCTTCGTTGTACCAACTTTTGGTACATTAGAGGAATCAGCACCTGCTGCGATCAACTCATCGATATTCTCTTGCTTCCAGATCGGGTCTTCAATATCGATGATGTTAGAGAAGGACCGTTGCTTGGCTCTCAACTCCTTCGCCAACTCAACATTGGCTGGGTCTTTGGTTGCCTTTAGTCGCTCAACCTCTGCACAGACTGGGCATGGTCCTTTTGGTCCATCCTGGCTTAGCCGAGGGCAGGCTAGAGCGGTCGATGACTCTTCATCCGGACCAACACCCCAATGCACGTACAGCTCACGCCAGAACTGATAAGCGTTTGGACCAGAACTGGCCCAAGGAGGCATGATTCTGATTCTGTTCTTTCCCTGTGCTGGCTTCCATCTCGAAGTCCTTGTCATGTTAGCCCGCGCAGCAGCTTTGGCAGCTTCCTCAGCCGCTTTGCGTTTGGCTTTATTCATGTCAACTTTCAAGGCCATTCGTGTTACTCCTTTGGTTCAATCTTCACAGGTTGCCTGATGACTGGAATCCTTACTGCTTGACTCTCAGTTGGTTCTGGTTCTATTTTTTGTTGCGCTCTGGCTCTTGCCATATTTGCAGCTTTGTTCTTTGCAACTTCTTGGAGAATGACAGGGTCTGCGTTACCCTCAGCCCGATAGTTTGCTCCCAAACTGATCAACATATCTTTTCGCTGAGCAAATGCTTCCTTGCCTGCCCCCAGTACACCATTCTGCTTTTTGATTTCAAGATACTCTGCCATGCATTTCTGATAGCGAGTATCTGTGATTACCTCATTTTCAACCATTCTTTCGGTGAGCTTGACCTTTGCTGCCATAGCTGCTGTACGCTTTTCGTGGTCCAACCTCGCATACAACATCTCCATTTCATACTTCTTTTGCGCCACCAAATCCTTCGCAATCTCGGAAAGGACTGCCCACCAAACGTATTTGCGAGGTTGCTCAACAAACTCACCATCAAGATCGGATGAGTTGATTTTCACATCCTCTTCAAGACTGGACTGATAGGTAACTCCATTGAAGGTTACTGAAATATCCAATCCCTTGAAGTTGTAAGACATCCTCACCCTCATTGGCTACATACTATGATACGGGTAGTGGCTACTTTTGCAGAATCATGTGGCAGATTTAAGTGGTACTTTATCAGCCCAGTTTGTCTGACTCACGGAGATGTCAACTGTCATGGGAACACGAAAATCAAACCTCTCCATTTCACTTTTGATTTTAGGCAGGAGATCAAACTCATCCTTGTGGATGTAGAATATCAACTCGTCATGAATTGGCATTACCTGCACTGATCTTGATTGCGATAGAACATCTCCAATACGTACCATCACAATCTTGAACAAATCAGCACAAGAATTGTGTTGAAGAAGACCCTGTCCTATATATGAGTGATCTGGACCTTCAAGTTCAATATCCATTGTCTGCCGTTTACCTAGTTCTTTGATCTGTCTAATCTCTGCCCAATCCAAGTCCACCAAGTCTAACAAATTAAGTATTTTACTACTTTCGCACGGATCAATAGAATACTCATGAATTCTATTCAAGTATTCTCGACATGATCTTTGGCTACCATGACCAACAAATCTCATACGGTAAATATGACTTTGTTCTTTGCGTTGAAATAACTTCTTCATTGAATAAGTGCAAGTTCTGGCAACACCATTCGTGATCACATTTCTAATACTTGGTACTGAACTATTCCATGCCTGACTTGACAAGATCAAATTAGCCACATCTTTGACTAAGTTTACTGGCAATCGACCAGGACCATTTATTCTAGCTCTTCTACATTCAATTTTAGTATCAATCAACTCTGTGAACTCAACTGCTTTTTCACCAGGAATAATCACTCTCCAATGCCTAGAAGCTTTACCTTTTGCAGGATATTCAACAATCCGCCCACCAAATCCCAGTGAATTAGCTAATAATAAAAACGATTCAGCTAAATTTTTAGAGATATTAGTGAATTGCGGATATCTTCCACTAACCAACCCACCATCAGTATCGTATAAACCACGAAGACATGCTACTCTATAAGAAACTGGAGCTGTCAATATCCATGATGGAACTACCTTGTTACTCCTGGTCACATAACCCAAACCTAAAATCTCAAGAATCTTTCTTAACCCCACACGATCAACTGCCACATGACAATCATCATAGTGGTGGGCAGCTTTTGGCTTACGGACACGAATCGGACAATGTACGTTATCATCATTGAAGGCACGCTTAATCAATGCTTGTATGTGCTCACCGTACTCTAGATTGTGCCCAATGGCTATAGTAAAATTTCGCTTACCAGAATAATTTCCATTACCACATAAAACACCAATTAACTCAGCCATGGCCACATTAGCGTATTTTGGTGTTACTGCCCCACCAACCGCCACCTTGGACATCGCTACAATGTAATCTCCTACAACTAACTCACTTAGTTGTTTGATTACCAAATCTCCATTCTTGTAAGCAAAGAACCTATGATCTTTAGTTATCATTTCAGTCCCATAAGCTGTATCTAATTGCAAAACTTCTTTTACTCCAGTATCGTGGACTTTATAATTATCAGAACTACCAGTATATGTATGAATTGCTGGTTTGTCATTTAATTCAAACAAATCATGGAGAGTAATCATCCCAGCATCAGTCGACACAAAAGTATGAATATCTTTGCAAGATTGGATCAGAAAATTAACTGCTTGACGTTCACATCTTTCAACCTTCCATTTGTTGCTAGACCACTTCAGCATAGAAGCCAATTCAGGAAACCTACGATAGCGCCCAAAAAAGTTCTGAACCTCTCCCATCTTCCGCAAAGACATTTTGGTATCATTGATCCAACGTTTCACTCCTTTTAGTTTAGCAAAATATTGATCAATATATCTCTGACACTCCTTTTCTGTGTATTGCTTTTTTGGAGTGCTAATCCTAACAGACAACGTCTTAGCCGAACCACCGTAGATAATCAAAAAGTTAGTTATCTTGGCAATCTTTCTGTCAAAATACACTTTGTCGTATTTTGGATGATTCTTATTCTCCAAAATTGCAATTGCTTCGTTGTAATTGTACCCAAAAATTTCACACATCGTTCTAGTGTGAACATCCTCATGGGTAACGTTATATACGCTAAGCAATATTGGATCATTACTGTAATGAGCCGTGCACCTGACCTCCATTTGATTAAAATCAATGAAGACCATTACATAGTCATTACTGTTCACAACTTGACTGCTAGCGCACTGTGGGCATTTATCAGAAACAATAAATCCTTTGCCAACATATCCACATGACTTACACACAATCTCCTTTGGTACGACAAACGCTTTTCGAATAGTCTTATCTTTGGCAGGTATATTTTGTAAATTTGGCGCGCGCGACGCCATACGTCCAGTGGTAACATTTTGATTATAAGTACAGTGAAGCCCTTGATCATCATCTAGTTTTTCTAAGATTGAATCCACATAGGTAGATCTTATCTTAGTAAGACTACGATACTCTAACAAGTCCTCGCAAACCTGATATTTGGAGGCAAGAGCTTCCAGTACTTCGTGGTCTAAAGCAAACGCCGCTCCGCTCTTGGTCTTCTTGCTGAACTTGATCCCAATAGCTTCCAGGGCAGGAACAAGAGACTTCACACTATTGACATTCACTTTTCCAAGTTTCTGAATTATCTTCTGCTTCAGTTCATCTGATTCTTTTTCTAACCTAGGTCCCGCTGCTTCCAGGTATTCTTTATCGATAAATACACCGTTGTGCTCAATTGCCAACAATACCCACATGAGTTTAATCTCTACTAAGTACAGCTCCATCAAATATCTGTCTGCAACAATCTGTGGCAGCTTCTTCTTGTAGAGAGCAAACTCATAGTGGGCATCACTAGAAGCATATGGAGTCATTATATCGAGAGGTATGAGACCATAGTTTATATCTCTTTTATGCTTTTTGACACTTCGTGCATAAGCCCCCCTCCACTCGTCAACTGCCCTTTCCCACTTATCAGCATCAGGATGAATCTCCTGACAGGCAAGCTTCTTCAAAGCAGTCAAACTATTCTCATCAATCAAAGAATGCATCAATCGTGTGTCATGCACAACGCCTTGTGGAACGAGATCTTCCTCCATTAGGAAGTGACCATCATGCTTGAAGTTATGCCATGTGGTTACTCGTTTTTGGTTGAAAAAGAACTCTCGTAAATCTGGTCTAATCTTCTCTATATCTAATTGCTTCTCTGTGGTTTCGTGTCTGACTGGAACGTAGTACGAATCTGCAGCTCCCCAGCTAAAACTGAATCCAATAATATGTCCATCGGTGTGTGATAAACTCGTAGACTCAGTATCACTAGCCACTGTCATCTTGCTATTGAGTTGTGGGAAAAATTCTTGCCAGAGAGGAAGAGTATTGATTAGCCTGTACCTCCCGCCAGCTACACCTTCCCAAACTCTTGACTTCGATGGTAATGCCCATGGTGCCTGTGGTTGCGACGCAACTCTTTGTACCA